CATCCGATTCACCAAGACAATCACATTACCACCACAAATCCAATACAAAGAAAGAATCAGTTTGCCCCAAATGGTGGGTGTTGGTTTGGCATTGATATTGGCATTGTTATTTTTGATACTTTTAATTACAAGAAAATGAGCAATTGGAACAACCCAAACAACCCGAACAACACCCAGAACGGGTGGAAAACACCATCACGGAGTTCACCACAAGGCGGTGGAACAAGGGCGTGTTTATGTAAAGACAAAAACACCTATTCAAAAAAGTGTTGTGATGGCACATTGTGGGCGCAAGGCGTGGGCAATGTATCGCGTAACCCCTAACAATTAACCTTAAAATCGTTTTATCAATATGAGCATTTCAGGATCAGCATTCACCGCGGGTTACACGGGTTCAAAAGCCGTTGCCAATACATCAGCCAACACGGGAAGATTCCGTGGATTCTTTGTCAATTCAAATGCCGTTGTATCGGCTTGTTTGGACAAGGATGGCAATTCATTGATGACCATTATGGGATTGACGGGTGTAACATTATTGCCAGGCCCATTCCATTGTGTGGCCGATGGTAATTACATTTCATCAATCACCTTGACATCGGGTTCAATCGTTCTTTACAACGAATAAATGTTTGTTGGATTAGCGATTGGGGTAACACCATTCACCCAAGCGGGTGGGGCGGTATTGGCGTTGGAATACACCAACCGAGTAACTGCGGATGGTGGTTACTACGAAGGTGTGGACTGCATGATTTTCAAATTGGATAATTTAGATTCACAAGAATGAGTACACTTTTAGAACAAGCGAGTTTGGTAATGATACCAAGCGGATACAAAGAGGATGTTGTTTATTCTCAAATTCCCACAAACGGCAGCGGCGATTTGTCATTCACCCGTGCATCCAACGGAACGCGAGTAAATAGTGCGGGATTGGTGGAGGTTACGCCGTGGAATTTGGTGCAGTATAGCGAGGATTTTGCACAAGCGGGGCCAATTTGGAATAAGTACCAAGCGACTATAACAAGCAATGCTACAACCGCCCCCAATGGAACATTAACCGCAGATTCAATTACTGATAATACCTCTAATGATGTGCATATTGCATATCAAGATATGGCGGGGATTGTTGCGGGTACATATACAATTTCAGTATATGCGAAAGCCAGTACATTGAGTCATATCAATTTGCAATGGTATAGTGGCAGTGCATTTTACACAAGCAATGCTTTTAATTTGTCAAACGGAACTACAACGGGGGCAAATCAAAGTATTGAAAGTGTTGGCAATGGGTGGTATCGTTGTATTTTTACATTTACTACAACTGTAAGCGGTTTACAATACCCTTATATAATGACTAATAATGGCACATCCAATGTCTATGTGGGAACGGGGCAAAGTGTATTTATTTGGGGTTGTCAACTAAACATCGGCTCAACCGCCAAACCCTATTTCCCCACTACCGACCGCTTAAATGTACCACGCCTAACTTATCAAAATGGCGGGGGCGGGTGTCCGAGTTTGTTACTTGAGAAGCAGAGTACGAATTATGTTTTGTCTTCGCAGAATTTAACGGGATATTGGAATTTAAGTAATACAACGGCAACGGCTAATTCTACAACATCACCAGACGGAACGCAGAATGCGAGTAAACTTGAAGATGGGACAAACAATGCACAACATAGATATTTTCAAGCCATATTAAGTAGTTTGACAAATGAAACTTTGTCGTTTTCAATTTACGCTAAGCAAGGAACGCACCGATATATTTCGTGGGGTATTACAGACGATTCAAATTATAGGGGGCAAGTTGTAGTTGATTTACAAACGGGAACAATAACAGACCAATTTACTGCAAATTCAACTTTGAGCAATTTAAGTGTTGCAAGTCAAGGAAATGGATGGTATAGAATAAGTGGGACAATATCGGTTTCAGTAAACTATGCGGGTGGTAATGCGTATGCGTTTGGATTAATGTTAGATAGTTCAAGTTGGTCAACCGCAGGTTATACGGGTACAAATACATATTGTTATTTATGGGGCGGACAAGCGGAAATAAGCAGTTACCCCACATCCTACATCCCAACCACATCAGCAAGTGCCACAAGGGTGGCGGATGCTTGTAGCAAGACGGGGATAAGTAGTTTGATTGGGCAGACGAGCGGAGTTTTGTTTGTGGACTTTATTGCCAAAGGTTCTTATGATTCAAATAATTTACTTATGTTAATTTCAACGGGGTCGGGTGGTGACATTATTTATTTGAATTTAGTAGGTGGAACAATAGAGGCATATATTGCGGCTTCATCAACTCAACAATTTTTATATACAAGTGGAACTGCGTTAACAGCAAATACACGCCATAAATTAGCAATCGGATATGCAAATAATGATATTGTTTTATACCATAACGGAACACAATTAGCAACCGATACAAGCGCAACAATTCCAGCGTGTTCAGTTCTTAGAGTTGGCGATTTTTTGGGGGGTACATTGCAGTTTGGAAATACAATTAATCAATCAATTTTATTCCCTACAAGGTTGTCAAATTCTGAATTGGCTTCGCTAACTTCGTTATAATATGAAATCACACGGATTCACAAAAACGCCAACATATAAAAGTTGGTGCAAAATGAAGGAGAGATGCAACACCCCTACAACAAATAGGGCGAATAGTTATTTTAACAAAGGCATTACATACGATAAGCGTTGGGAATCTTTTGAATTGTTTTTGGAGGATATGGGACACCGCCCCGAAAATATGTCATTAGACCGCATCAATAACAATGCGAATTATTCAAAAGAAAATTGCAGATGGGCAACCAACACCGAGCAAAGCCGTAACACATCACGCAATGTATTTTATTTAATTGATGGCGTTAATTATTGCCAAGAACAAGCCAAAGAAATTATGGGCGTTACAATTAAGAAATTACGATATATGCGCAGTTTGAACCAATTACCAACCAATGTACAATTTTTAGGCAGATTATGAAATCCTTCAATAAATTCGAGTTCACCCCTACACAATGGGCAACCCTTCGCAAGTTAATAGAAACAACTACAACCACCCCAAGCGGGGAAACCGTGACAACTTGGAAAGATTGCGCAGTTGTTGAAATTGGGTTTATTGTGATTACGCCCGCCGTAATGGATGGAATGGAAGTTGTAACCCCCGCAGTTTTGAGTGACAAATGGGCGGTTGACATTCTATTCTATTCAGAACCCCCCGCAAGTTTTGCCCCGTTTGAGGTGTGGCCCGACCCGATGGGGATTCACACATTCAGCGGTGATGATAATTTGTACCTGGTTGGGTATTGTGCCAAGTTCCCCGATTCACCATATTGTATTGTTCCCGATCCCGTAATATAATGGCTACACCAAAAAATGCTTTGCCCGTCAATTTTGACCAATTTCGTAAGAACCCAGTTGCTGCCGTTGCTTTTTGTATGCTGTTGGCTGTGGGGTATCTTTATATTGACCTTCGTTCGGGGTACAAAGAACAAATTGAAAAAGCCAATGCCAAGATTGAGGCGTTGGATGTCAAGATTGACAAATTGAGTTATGCCCTTAAAAAGTCGGATTCGTGTTTGGCAAGTGCCATGACGGAGATTCGTATAATGCAAACGATGAAAAAACTATGAGAAACGCATTGATTGTTTTCACGGCCCTATTCATTACGGGGTATTTGTTCACAAGCGTAAACGCAAAACAAAGCCCTACAATTGACGAAATTGATGCGTTGCTATCCAAGGTATCAAAAAACATTGAAAGTGCGGGAGAATGCACCAAAATGGCTCAAACGATGAATGCAAAGATGGTTGAATCAAAGGTTGCGGAAAAGGAAGCGTTGAAAGCGGATGTAAAGAAGGCACAAGCCAAGGCGGAAAAGTATGCAAACACCATGATTTTTATGGGCATTGATACGGCGGACATAGACACGGCATCCATTTCAAATATGATTAAATTAAACGGGTTGTAATGGCGAAGGTTTCCAACACATCGACATTCCGTGCCAAGCCCAAGCGTAAATTGGGAAGGCATACCAAGTCCGTTAACAAACACAAATCATCCAAACCATATAAAGGCCAAGGAAAATGAATTTCGATAAATTTAAGACCAACACAACGGGCATTATTGCTATCCTCATTTTAGGGTTGAGTTATGCCATTCTGTTTTCAATTATCTTTTGGGATTTCCCAACGGATCAAAAAGACATTTACTTCACCATTGCGGGTGGGGTTACTTCCATAGTAACAATGGTTGTATCATTCTATTTCGGGGCAAGTAAAAACCAAAACGATGAAAATTAAACAAGTACCATTTCGGGCATACAACCGTGAAGCGGTGAAGAAAACCCAGGTGTATTTACACCACACGGCGGGGAATGGAAGCGGTGAACAAACCTTTGCATATTGGGAAAAGGTAGCCAACAAGGTTTCAACTTGTGTTGCCATCTCAACCGATGGAACAATCGTGCAAGGATTTGGAAGCGAGTATTGGGCGTATCATTTGGGATTGGGAACAAAGCATTTCCAACCTTTGGGATGTCCTTATTTGCCGTTGGACAAAACATCAATTGGTATTGAGGTTTGCAATTGGGGGCCAATCACCAAGAAGGGAACAAAGTTTTACAATTATGTGGGTGGTGAAATACCCGCCGACCAAGTAACGGAATTGGAAAAACCATACAAGGGATACAAGTTGTGGCATTCATACACGGA